TGCACTTGAGCCAATGTCGCACCGGCTGAACGCTCCAACTGTGCTTGCAGAAGTTTCTGAGACTTCTCATCTTCCGCAGCCATATACACGGCACCAGCTGCTGCACCAGCAACAGCAGTCAAACCACCTAAAGCAATTAACGCGCCTTTCTTTACAACATCGAAAGCGTCACCAAGTTTTGAGCCAACAGATTTGATCTTGTCAAGAGAATCCATGCCTTCACGCGCAAGGTTCTTGAACGCAGTTATTGCGCCGTCAGAATTGCCAAGAATTTTTACAACAAAAGTGCGTTCACCTGCCATGGTGATTGAATTCTACTCAGTTCGTAGCCATCCGTTTACGCAACTCAGCCCACTCACGTTTCATATCAGCATGAATCTCACCCTGGCTCATACCGTCATACTGCGACAAATCAACTGGAGCATCCCACCACTTCGGATCCTGAACACATCGCATTGCCTTACCGCTTCGAGGCTGACGTGTTGAACGAATGTTAGGTGTATTGAAAGTTCGGGTCGGCGCAGCGATGTCGGTGATGGTTGGGTCAATAAAACGCCAACCCGAATGATGTGTGCGGAATGGTTGACCAGCCTCGTGTTGTGGCAGGTAGAAGATACGCGCAGGATCTTTCGTTGCTGGGTCGCCTTTGAGACCTAGACGATGATGTGTCTCATGCCAAACTTCTTCCCAGTTCTCAACTGGCACAGCCTGCTCAAATGGGATGACAACATGCCAGTGAGGATTATCTTCACGATGCGACCAGGTCGTGTACGCAAAGTGGATATACGATCCGATATCACAATTCTCGAATGCTTCACCGTCAAGGTCGGCGACTAACGCCCAAATGTGCGACACGTTGCGATTGCCTCGCGTTGTGTGGTCACGATAGGTGACAGGCGAGTACAGCGAACCGTCTGACTTCTTTTCATGTTCTTCATGTTTGCCGAGCATTGAAGCAAACTGCATCCATGATTCGGCGATGGTCTTTGGATAGACAGATTTGACCGATGGGAACCCGACGACTTCAAACATTGTGCAGAACCTCCTAGGTCAAGGATACCGAATCCTCAGCAGATTGCAAGCATCACAAACCTAGTTGTTTGACTACACGATCCATGCCTTCTAAGTATTCTTTGGCAATCTCGTTCTTGCGCTTGCGGACGGTCGGCCAGAAGAAGTAACCAGACTGTCCACGATGACGCAAGAATTGCTTAGTTGACTTCTTTGTCCCACCACCAAACTCGGCACCAAAGAACACGTCACCTCTGGTCACTGTTTTACGTCGAGTCCGATTAGGTCTACTCTTCGAAATGAATGCTTCACCAGATCGAAGTTTGATTGTCGGGATGCGGTCGTTGGTAGCGCGTAATCCTTTAGCAACTTGAATCGCTTGACTTGATCTACTGACAGTGCCTGCTTCAATGCGCACTTCTTTCTGCAAGTTTTGAGCAATTTGATATGCAACTTTGCGCATCTCTTTATTGAATAAATTACTTGCTTGAGAAAACTTTTTTAATGTCTCAAATAGATCTTTGACATCAACCGTGTTATTGGCAAGACTGGCTTCACCAGCTCTGCCAATTGTTGAACCTGAATCGCCAGGCAGATTTGGGAATGCGGAGAATGCCATCAGGTGATCCTTTGTGGTGGGTTAGATTTCACTGAACGCCAACGAAGATAAGCAAGCATCGTGTAAAGCATCCTAGGTGATTCTTGCAGAAGGACAGATGGTGCGATGTGTGTCTCGCACGAAAGATATGCGATCAGCCAGTGGGCTGAGGATTCTCCAAAGGGACGATCACCGCAGAATCGGTTCCAACCTCCACGCTCTCAACAGTTTCAGTCCACTCTTCAAACTTCAATTGAGTTTTGTGCAGTCGAGTCTGTGCATGCCAACAAAGCCAAGCGAGGTCGGTGAGTTTTAGTTCGGTTTGGAAGTTGGCGACAGAACGATTCTTTGCACCTTCGAATGCGATGAAGTCAGCGAACTGTGCCGTGACTTTACTTGTAACACCATCAAGCGTGGTGACTTCTAAATTGATTTTCATAAACCTCCTTAAGATTTATTTAAGCAGTTGTTTTTGTTATTGCTCCACTGACAGGCCATGTTACGTCTGCTGTGTTTAGCTCGCCCACGGCACCGTTTACAGGTGTCCAGTTGTTGCACAAAACTGACATCGCATATTTCGGCGAAGCGGTACCTAATGCGGTGCCGTTCGGGAAGATGTTCAAAGTTGTTGCTGTTGAACCAATCAAAGGAAGAATCAAACCATCAATATCATTGAACGAGTTGTGGAAAGAAAGAGTGACAGAGTTATCGATCAATCCTGAAACTCGTGTTACTGCACCGGCAGACCCGAAATTCGTTGTTGGTACCTCTGCAGCAGAAGTCGTCAATGTTATTGCTGCCACGCTTGAACTTACGTCTGTTCCTGCAAGTTGGACGACTGCTCCGGTTAAAACTAATTTTGCCATGATTATTTATCTCCTGCCTTATCGGCTTTCGAGGTTGAACTATCTATTAAAACTACTCGCCCAGAGGCGACGAGCAATGATACATCAGGAACATCCGTCTCATCAATAGTGGCTGGATATTGTTTATCAGCGACAATGAAGCCTTCAACGACTTGATACTTTGCCATAGGTTAAGCGTACACCACGACACGAAAATCCACTGTCAGATATGTTGTGTCGTTTGCGTCAACCGTTGAAATGTTGGATGCTTCTTCCACAATCAAAGTTTGTGCTTTACCACCAAGAGTCTTGTCGCCTTCAATGGCGGCTCGAATCCCTGAGTCGTAGGAAAGATAAGTGTCCATCAAGTTTTGTGCTGTGCGTTCCGCAGCTCGCCCAACAATCACCGACACTGTGAAAACGTGTGTAACTAACCCTGGACCCATCGCACCGTGATAGGTGACAGATTCAAGAGTTGGCCAAGCAATACCGCCAAGGGAAGGATTGACTTGATCTGGTTGAACTGCGTAGGCGCGAAGATTGGTGATCGTGTCCAGTCGAGTCTTGAGACCAGTTTTGAGTTCTGTGACTGTTGCGGTCATGCGAACATTCGCATCTTGCGATACGGCTCAACAAGTTGCATCACATCAGGATCAAGTGCGCGAGACACTCGCATCACACCAAGGTCGCCGAAACCTGCAACACCAAGAGGCGAGTCATACCGTTTGAAAATTCGTGAAGCCTGAATGATTGTTGCTTGCGTAATCGGTTCCGGCACAGCAGGCCAACCCCACAACGCTGTCACCTGCACCAAAGCTTCTTCACCAAAGTTATTGTTCAATGTCGGCCAAAGATAATCGCCGATTGCGCGGATGCGTGTGTATGGAACTGTGAGACCGTCAAGGATTCCGTTAACTGGTTCCAACTGATAATCAGATGTCGTCCAAGTCGTATCAAAGATTTGGTTCGCTTGTTGCGAACTTTTCACCGTGATCGCAGTGCCAGACATATCGTCAACTTGGCAAACAAAATCGCTACCTGCTGTAAAAACTCTAGAAGTTGCGGTGCCAACCACCCAGAAAGCGCGGTTTGCATAGCCATCAATTAGTCGGGACGCTGCACCAGCACAGTTGTCAATTAGTTCGTCGTCTTGTGTGTCGGCTGTGCCGATTCGAAGTGCAGCCTTTATCTGATTGCGAGTTGCGTAGCCGTTCACGATTGCCATGGTGCTTTTATCCTACTTCAAGATTTGTGGAGGGAATTCTACCCCAGGCACAACATTATGCTGACGCAAGATTGCACGCATCTGTTCACACTCAAGTTCACCGTTTGCGTCGCCTCGTATCGAGTACGAATCTTCTCTTCGAACATGATCGCCACAAGGGTTACCTCTGAACTCAACTTTGTAGCCAAGTTTGCGAATCTCCATCCACTGGATCCAATCGTTCCAAACAACACGACGATACGGAATTGTGTGAATGATTGACTTCCGAAACAACGCACCACCAAGCATCGGATTATGTGAAGAATGCAAGATGTTCTCAAACCCAATCGGGTCAGCAGCCCACACTTGACCATTCTGCATCCACGGATTACAAATCACATCAACATCATCTTCAACATCTGTCAAACCATCAAGCGCGTCGGCATACCAAATGTCGTCCATGCCGACCGGCATTACCCATTCAGAACGTGCAGTCAACATCGTGTCATTCCACGAATCCCACTTCTGATGAGGTTGCAGAATCTCAACCCAATGCTTAGGAAGATTCAAAGGCACAGGTGAAGACACAATAACTTCGTCAGGTTCTGTGTTCAACTTTTCCATCTGTTCAATGAACTGTCCACCAAACCGATCCCAGAAGTCACCCCAAACAACAACACAAACCGCAATACTCATTTGTCCCAACTGAGTTCAAGTCGTCTTTGCAGATCCCAGTGACCTTCATCAAACGATGCGTTGCGCATCTTGTTTAACTCATTGTTGGATGCGTACGACACAGAGTTCTTGTGAGAGAAACTTTCGTCCGAATGAAGAGTCGCAGAATTTATATGTTCAATAACTGGATCTTGAACAATCGCAATCGGGATATGTGCGTGCTTCGCTCGACGCTCATAATCGTTGTCTTCAAAATATGCTGGATGAAAAGCCTCACAAAACAAACCAATCTCTTTCACTACATCGCAACCAATCCACGCACAAGCCCATGGCGGAGTTCCAGCAAGTTGAATCTCGTTATCCTCACACGACAGCCAAAACCGTTCAAGTTTGCCAGGCAGAAACTCTGCATCATTATTCAACAGAATCCAACCAAGAGCAAACGGTGTTGATTTGATACCAAGATTCCAAGAAGTCGCCACACCAAGATTTGATGGCATGTCCCAGATGTAAGAAGTTTTGATAAACGGATTATCAAATGCTTCAACTTTGCCTTTGCCATTATTGATGACAATCAACTTCTCAACTCCATAGTCGATTGAACCGATGCACTTGGCGAGCAAGTCATATCGGTTGAGAACAGGGATGATTACAACCGGCACCATGCGGCAAGCTCCTTCATTGCAGGCTTCCAGAACTCATCAAATACCCGATCTGCCTGATATTGCGCAGCATGGGCAATAGCCTTCTCAGAACGGCTCCTAGGTGCCTCATACGCGCTTTTCAACGCATCCAAGATGCCAGTGACCCTAGGCGTAAAGAACCAAGAGTTCTGCGCCTGATCCCACCACGGCTGACCGTCAACTATCCAGCCGTCGCCAACCAGCTCAGGCTGTGCCGAGAAGTTAGAAACAATCACTCGTGTTCCACAAGCCTGCGCCTCGATGACAGGGATTCCGAAACCTTCACCCATTGTTGCCGAGAGCAACACGT